GTGTTAAAACTTCCATTTTCAAATTTAGGACTTGGCTCATATCCGGCAAGAAACTATTGTTGGGAACACGCAAAGGCAAAAGGATATAAATATCATTTTTTATTTGATGATAATATTCAAGGATTTGCTAAATGGATAAATGGTAAAAGAAAAAAATGGACTGAAATAAAAACAGCATTACTTTATGTAGAGCAAAATGCAAATAAAACAAACGTAGATATTTCTGGATTTGAAGAGCCAAACTTTGTAGTTAAAATTCCAAAAGTGCCTTTTAAATATAATTGCCACGTTTATTCTGCTATGTTAATTAAATGCAATTTGCCATATAGGTGGCGATTAAAATACAATGAGGATATAGATTTATGTTTGCAAGTTTTACATAACGGTGGTAGTACATCAAGTTGTGTTTATTATATGGCTGATAAAGTAAGTACAGCACAAAAAATGAAAGGCGGAAATCAAACAGAATTGTATCAAGGTAATTCACCTAAAAAGAATTTATTAAAAGCAAAAATGTTAGAAGCAGTATGGCCACAGTATACAAAGACAGTAATAAGATTTGGAAGACATCATCATTTAATAAACTGGAAAATATTTAAAAAGAAATAATTATATAATTAAAAAATTGTTTATATCTTTACAGAAATTTAAAAGTAAAAAAATGACAACAATAGGATATTTCGAAGAGTTTATGATAAACGGTAAATTTATTGGTACACAAGTTTGCAAAGAGCAAACAAGAACAATTGGCTATTATGGCAAAGAAACTAAAATAGCAAATCAAGACATTATATTAAATAATAAAAAGAAAATAAAAAAAGGACAAGAATATTACACAAGATACTATCCATTAAATGGCAGATAAAATATGAAACCAAAAGAGCAACACGAAGAACAAATACTCAAATTGATTGTAAAGCATAAGATAATGAAAATACAACATATCTTTCAGCACTATACTGATTTAGCATCAGCACAGTTTTACAATCTTGAATTAGAAAAATCAGAAACTATTAAAGAAGCAATATCAACAAACAAAAGTAAAGCAGTAAGTTATATGCTTAACAAGTGGGTAGGTTCTGATAATGCTACTTTACAAATATCTGCATTCAAGGTATTATGCGAAGACGAAGACCGAAAGAAATTATCGATGCAATTTGTTGAAAGTGAAAACAGCCACCAGATTAGAAAGTTTGAAGTAGAAATACTAAAGCCAAAAGATGAGGATACAAACGAATAAAGTATTTGAACATTTAGAGAATAGCACAAAGAGAATAACAATAGAGCAAGGCGGTACCAGAAGTGGCAAAACCTATAATATTCTAATGTGGCTAATATTTGGTTATGCTTTAAAAAATCAAGGCAAGACAATAACCATTTGCAGAAAAACATATCCCTCACTTCGTGCCAGTTCGATGAGGGATTTTTTCGATATACTGCGACAGTATGATATGTATGATGAAGCAGACCATAACAAGAGCAATTCAGAATATCGCCTTGAGGGCAACCTTTTTGAGTTTATAAGTTTAGACCAGCCACAGAAAGTAAGAGGCCGTAAAAGGGATGTATTGTATATTAACGAAGCTAATGAGTTATACTTTGAAGACTGGCAACAGTTAATATTTAGAACAACTGAAAAGGCAATACTTGACTACAACCCAAGTGACGAGTTTCATTTTATTTATGATAAGATAAAACCAAGAGACGATGCAGATTTTTACATAACAACCTACAAGGACAATCTATTCTTATCAAAAGAAATAGTAAGTGAAATAGAGCGTTTAAAGAACATTGACGAGAACTACTGGAAAATATATGGACTAGGACAAATAGGTTCATCACAAGCCCTTATATTTAGAATTAACGAATGTGCTGCAATACCAGTTGATGCAAAGTTTTTAAGTTATGGAATGGACTTTGGTTTTACAAATGACCCGACAACCTTAATCGCTATTTATCAGCAAGGCGATAATATTTATTTAAAAGAATTAATATTTCAAACTGGTTTAACAAATAGAGACATAGACGAAAAATTAAAGTTTCACGAAATAGAACGCAAAGAAATATTTGCAGATAGTGCCGAGCCAAAAAGTATCGAAGAACTTTATAGAATGGGTTGGAATATTAAACCAGCTACAAAAGGACAAGGCTCGGTTAATATCGGTATTGATATGATGAAGCGTTACCAAATACACGTTACCAAAAGCAGCGTGAATATGATTAAAGAATTCAGAAATTACAAATGGCAAGAAGACAAAAATGGAAACATATTGAACGTGCCGGTAGATATGTTTAACCACACAATAGATGCTGTTCGATATGGCTTATATGATAAGTTAGCAAGACCGAATTACGGCAAGTATGCAGTAAGATAATCACAAATAAAAAACAATAACGTTACATCAATATGAAATTAATAGTACCATCAAATTTAACCGAAATCAGTCTTTCTAAATATCAAGAATATTTAAAAGCATTCGAGCAAAGTAAAACAGAAAAGAATGCAGAGACATTCCTATCCTTAAAAATACTTGAAATCTTTTGTGAACTAACAACCGAGCAGAGCAAACAAATAAGACAAGACGATGCTAATAAGGTAGTCAAGATTATAGTAGACTTGTTAGTGCAAGAGCCACCACTAGTCGAAAGGTTTACTCTTGAGGGTATAGAGTTTGGATGGGTGCCGAAGTTAGACGATTTAAACTTTGGTGAATTTTTAGATTTGAATAATAATATAACAAGTTGGGAAAATGTAGTCATAGCGATGGGAGTTCTTTACAGACCAATTACAGAACAGACCAAAGAGGGCAAATATAATATCGAAGAATATAACGGTGACAAGTATCATCACTTATTAAAAGATATGCCTATCAGTGCCGTATTTGGTGCGAATGTTTTTTTTTGGAATTTAGGAACGGATTTGGTGACAGCTACCCACAAATATTTGGAAAAGGAAATGAAGCAGATGAATTTACACCAGAGGCGCAATTTACAGCAGAATGGGGATGGTATAGTTCACTATTTGAACTTGCTAAAAACGACATTACAAAAGTTAAAAAGGTATTAAAAATAAATATGCATTTGTGTTTTAAAATGCTTTGCTATAAGATAAGCAAAGACCAGTTAAGAACAAAACAGATGGAAAAAATAAACAAGAAATATGGAAAATAAAAAAGGGGTTCAATCGCTTTACGATTTAATAGACACGATGAATTACGAACTGGAAAGCAATCCATTTGTAAACAAAGTAACTATTGGAACATTAACAGAAATAGATTTGGCAAAGCAAACTATTTTCCCATTGAGCCATATTACTTTGAATAGTGTAAGGCATAACGAAAATACACTATCATTTGATTTGACTATTTTTAATCTGGATATTGTAAACATATCAAAAGATGGTGAAATAGGCGTTTACGGAAACGATAATTTATTTTACATACTAACTAACCAACTGTATGTAATCAATCGTTTAGTGAGCCGATTACGTCAATCAACTTTACATAAGGATGGTTGGGAATTAGATGGCGACCCGACAAGCGAAGTAGTAGATAAAGAAACAGAAAATATGTTAGCCGGTTATGAGACAAACATAACAGTAATAATTCCAAATGACATAAACAAATGTTAGACTTAAGAATAAAATACAAGCACCTTGAAGAGGCTATGAATGCATTTGGAGACAAGGTAGTGGCCGATGCAAAACAGAACTTAAAAGACCGTAAAAAAGTAGATACTGGAAAACTAGAAAAGAGCGTAGTAAACAACGGTGTTAAGTTTTCAAAAAGAAGTATGGTATTAAATATATCGATGTCAGATTATGGAGCATTTGTAGACAAAGGAGTGCGAGGTGTTGGTGGTGTAAGACTAACTACAAGTAAATTCAAGAGAACAAACAACAAGGGCAAATTATGGAAACAGAACGGTGGCGATAGTCCATTCAGTTACAAGAAAGGAGTTAAACCAAGTGTAAAGCATTTTGTAGAATGGAGCAACAAAAGAGGCATCAGTCCTTATGCAGTACGTGAGGCAGTTTATCATCAAGGATTGAAGCCTACCTACTTTTTAAAAGATGCAGTTGAAGACAATATTAAATTAGCACCAGAAGAAATCTTAATAGCATTTGGATTGGATGTTGAAAGTACAGTACGTGAAATAATAAAAGAAAACATAAAATGAAAGTAATATCGACAAGGTCACCGTTTCAAATATCAGTTGGAGACCCAACAGCCATAGCATCAAAAGTAGAGTTATTTATTTGGAATAAAGGAACAGCTATGCCTACATTTCCGACAAACGTAATGAGCGAGAATATACCATCAGTTACACAGTTGGAAATGACTTATAATATATCACCATTTATAGCTGAATACATCAATCAAATAGAGCCAAACAAATCGTCTACAACAGTCACAGTTGAAAACAATTCAAATTGGGCTTACTGCTTTGCTAAAGCATATTACACAACAGATGGAACAACCTTTACTTTATTTTCTGAAGATTTATACGTTTGTTTAAATTCATTTACCAACACAAGTGCCGGAGCAAACTTTGATATTTCAAATTATCAATATGTGCTATTGACACCAAACGATAAAATAAAAATAACTACTTACACAAATTTCGCAATTCCTTACTATAATTTTGTTTGTGAGCGTGATACTGTAAACAGTTACATTGTGAAATATTATAACGCTGCTGGAAGTGTAATAAATTCACAAACTATTTTAACTGCTGGAGCGATTGAAGAATACAATTTTAGAATACCATTGGCATATACTTCTGCAAGTGTGCAAGTGAAAATCTTTTTAGGTACTGATATACTTTTTAGTGTAGACAGCGAATTATTATTAGAGTGCAAGTACACACCAAATAATGTAGACTTTGTAAATTCTTACGGTGGATGGCAGTCGATGGTATTCTTTAAAGCAAGTCAAGACAGTATAGATATAAAGAGCACAGACTACAATTTAATGCAATCAAATTGGAATTATAACCCAAAGATAGGACAAAGCAAAACAATGAATACAAACGGCCAACAAACGGTCAAGTGCAATTCTGGATGGGTAGATGAAAACTATGATTTATTAATTCGTGATTTATTGTTGAGTGAAACTATTTTGCTGAATGGAAAGCCAGTTACAGTAAAGACCAAACAAACTAATTATAAGACCTATTTAAAAGACAAAAATATCAATTATACAATAGACTTTGAATATTCAAATAACTTGATTAATAACATAGTGTAATGAATAGAAACGTAGAAATTTATATTAAAAAGAATACGCAAGTTTATGCTGGTGATGCAAGTGCACCGAATTCGACACCTTTTAATTTAATTACTGATGCTGGTGCTGGTTTTACAGTTAATCAATATAAAG